CCTGCTACGGCTGGCACGATAAATAACATGGCTATTGGTGGCACAACGCCAGCAGCAGGAGCATTTACTACTTTGACAGCATCTACGCCAATTGGCGTGGCTTCTGGTGGTACTGGTGCAACCACACTTGCAGGGGCTAACATTCCTGTTGTCAATGCTGCCAACACTTTCACAGCTACACAGACATTCTCAGGTTCATCATCAACACTTGCCTTGGTCTTGAATGATGTAGCAGAGGTAACAACAGTATCGGCTACAGCGGCTACAGGCACGATTGCATACGATGTCACTACTCAAGCTGTTCTGTATTACACCAGCAACGCAAGTGCTAACTGGACAGTTAACTTCCGTGGTTCTAGTGGTACTTCTCTTGATACTTTGATGAGTACAGGTCAATCAATGACTGTGGCTTTCTTGGTGACTCAAGGTGCTACTGCTTACTACAACTCTGCTGTGCAAGTTGATGGCACTACATCAGGTGTGACTACACGCTGGTTGGGTGGTGCGCCTACTGCGGGTAATGCAAGTGGCATCGACAGTTACCGCTACCTCATCATCAAGACAGGCAGTGCAACATTTACTGTCTTGGCAAGCAACACACAATTTAAGGCCTAAACCATGCCATTACAAGCTACAAGCGGTGCGGCTAGTTACGATGCCTTTGGCGGTGGTGTTCCTGCTGGGCCTGCAACTTATATAGAGGATGTGTTCTCTACTTATCTGTACACGGGTACAGGCGCACCATTGACAATTACAAACAATATTGATTTGTCAACAAAAGGGGGCATGGTTTGGTTTAAAAATAGAAATGGCACATTTGACCACTCTATTTTTGATACCGCTAGAGGCGTAACAAAATCTTTACGCCCTAACGAAACAGTTGCAGAAGCAACTGAAACAGATGGATTAACAGCATTCAATGCTAATGGTTTTACTATTGGCAATTGGTCAAGAGTTAATTCCAGTACTTCAACTACATACGTCTCATGGACATTCCGCAAGCAGCCTAAGTTTTTCGATGTTGTGACGTATACGGGGACGGGTTCTGCTCGTACTGTGGCCCACAATCTTGGCTCTGTTCCAGCCTGTATTCTTGTCAAGAAAACCAATGCGGCAAAGGACTGGGCTGTCTATCATCGAAGCACGGGGAATACAAAGTATTTAACTTTAAATTCAACCGCCGCTGCAGCAACTTCCTCTAGTTACTGGAACAATACCGACCCAACAAGCACAGTATTTACTGTTGGTATTGATGGTGATGTAAATGCCAACGGAGATACATACGTAGCCTACCTGTTCGCCCATGACGCTGGAGGTTTTGGCCTAACTGGTACAGACAATGTGATTAGCTGTGGGTCGTTTACTACTGATGGCAGTGGCAATGCAACTGTGAGCCTTGGATACGAGCCTCAATGGGTATTAATTAAAAAAACAAATGGTTTAAGTCAGTGGGTTATTCAAGACACAATGCGTGGGTTGCCTGCTACAGGATCAGGTAAATTTTTATATGCAAATAGTTCTTCAGAAGAAGATTCTGGCACTGTTGTTAATATTAATGCAACTGGCTTTTATTCCAGCGCATCTCTTTCTGCTTCCTCTGACTACATCTACATAGCCATACGCCGTGGCCCGATGAAAGTGCCTACTACGGGTACGAGTGTGTTTAACACCAATTTAGAAACCACCACTACAAACCCACAAACATTGACTACAGGGTTTCCTGTTGATTTGTCTATAAATACACGCAGAAACTCAACAACAGCTAAATTCTTTGTGGATAGGTTGCGTGGTAGTAGTACAACTTCTATAAATTATTTGACATCAACAAATACAAACGCTGAATCAAATCTCACAAGTCTTGGTCTTGGATTTGATAACAACACGGGAATTGTTGATTCAGGTTGGTTTAATGAGTCAGGCGCAATTTACTGGAGTTTCAGACGAGCCCCATCATTTTTTGATGTGGTTTGCTATACGGGGACGGGAGTTACAACCACTATCAGCCATAATTTACAGTCAGTTCCTGAGTTAATGATTATTAAAGGTAGAGATGCTGCATCTGCTTGGGATGTTTATTCTGCGCCTACAGGAAATACAAATGTTCTTCGTTTAAGCACTACTGCTGCCGCAAGTGGTCAACCTCAATGGAATAGTACAACTCCTACATCTACTGTATTTACAGTAAAAGGTGGAGAAACAGCCAATGTAAGTGGTAGAACTTACGTTGCCTACCTCTTTGCAACCTGTGCTGGTGTAAGCAAAGTTTTTTCCTATACAGGGAATGGCTCATCACAGACTATTAACTGTGGCTTTACAGGTGGCGCAAGGTTTGTCATGATTAAGCGTACTGACTCTACAGGTGATTGGTATGTTTGGGACACAGCTAGAGGAATTGTGTCAGGCGACGATCCACACTTAAGTTTGAACACAACAGCCGCTGAAGTAACAACTGATGACACCATTGACACCGATTCAACAGGCTTTGTTGTCAACCAAGTTTCAGCAACCAACGTAAACGTATCTTCAGCAAGCTACATTGGACTCGCAATAGCGTAAGGAATCAAAATGCAAATACGAACAAATGACGGGCAAGTAATGTACGAATCAGAATTTCGTGCATATACAAAAGCCAATGGTGGCCCTACATGGGAGACAACAACAACTGAGGTGCTAGAAGCCTTGGGTGCTGATGTCATCTTTGAAGGCCCACAAGCTACAGGTGGTACTGTCTACCAATTCTCGCAAGCCAATGGCGTAGAGGAGATTGGCGGCAAGTGGTACACCAAGCACATTCTTGGCCCTGTCTTTACAGACACCACAGACCTTGAAGGCAATGTAACCACTGCTGCTCAGAATGAAGCTGCATACAAAGCTGCTAAAGACGCAGAGCAAGCTAAGTCTGTTCGTGCTTCTAGAGATACGAAGCTGTCAGAGACTGATTGGCGGTTTCGTAGTGATATGACCCCCTCACAGGAATGGAAAGACTACTGCCAAGCCCTGCGGGATGTTCCTACACAGGCTGGTTTCCCTTGGACTATTGAGTGGCCTGAACAACCATGACCCCAGAATTGCAAAAATACTACGAAGAACGCTTTGACATGATGTCAACAGATGGTTGGAAGGATTTAACTATTGATATTGACAATATGATAGAGTCGCTTAATAATCTGAGCGTTATTCCTGATGAAAAGACCTTAATGTTCAAAAAAGGTGAACTTTCCATCTTGACTTGGCTGAAAACCTTGAAAGAGGTCAGTGAACGAGCCTACGAGGAATTGAATGAAAAGAATTTATGAATTTGTCTGCGAAAGTGGACACAGAATTGAGAGACTTTGTGATTATGAGGCGCAAATAACTCAGTGTGAGTGCGGTGGTTCAGCCAATCGCACAATCTCTGCTCCAAGCATTAACTTGGAAGGGTGGTCTGGTCATTTTCCTTCTTCATGGATGAAATTTGACAAGAAACATCGTGATAAGTTGGCGCATGAGCAAAAAACCACAACATAAGCATTCATGCCGTTGTGTCATCCTAGAACCCAAAAGTGGCAGGAAAAGGAAAAAATATGTTAGTAGATAACCCAGACGAGATGTTAGGCGAGTTAGAGACTGTTGAAAAGCAGAAACTTGAATCAACTATTGAGCCGATGAGTAATGACATTCCCGACAAGTATCGGGGTAAAGAGTTGTCAGACATCATCAAAATGCACCAAGAGGCAGAAAAGCTGATTGGCAAGCAAGCCCAAGAAGTTGGTGAAGTACGCAAATTAGCAGATGAACTCATCAAGCAAAACCTTGCGGGTAAACCCCAACATATTAAAGAGGAAGAGCCTGAAATAGATTTCTTTGAGAATCCACAGGCGGCGGTTCGTAAGACTGTTGATAACCATCCTGATGTACTTGCGGCTAGACAAGCTGGTCAAGAGTTCAAAAAGATGCAAATTCAGCAAAAGCTGGCGGCAGAGCATCCTGATTTCGGTCAGATTGCTCAAGATGCAGACTTTGTAAATTGGGTGAAATCTTCACCTATTAGGATTGGTTTGTATGCAAAAGCTGATGGTGAATTTGATTATGATAGTGCTAATGAATTGCTGAGTACCTATAAGCAGTTGCGTGGTGTTAAGACTAAACAGACTAATGAAGCAGGGGAAA